TTAGCTTTGAGCTTGGATATGTTCTCTGATCGTGTTTTGAAACCAGCAGTTGCTGCTATTGCCAACAAAATCGACTTAGATGGTTTGACAATGGCTAAAAATGCTACCTACAACACAGTAGGCACAGCAGGCACTCCTCCAACTGGCTTGATTACCTTCCTAAACGCTGGTGCTTACCTTGATTCTGAAGGCGCTCCTCGTGATGGTCGTAGATCAGTCATTATTGATCCATTCTCAAGCGCAACTATCGTTGATAGCTTGAAGGGTCTATTTGTGCCACAAGAAGCGATTTCTACTCAGTATCGTAAAGGTCTGATGGGTCGTGACTCTGCTGGTATGAACTGGAAGATGGATCAGAACATTGTGAACCAAACTTACGGCTCATTTGCTGGAACAGCTACAGTCAATGTGACTACAGCTACTGGCTTCTTGACAAGCGGTTGGGCTTCATCTGCAAACATCACTTTGACTTTGACTAACGCTGTTAGCTTGAATCAAGGCGATACATTCACCATTGCTGGTGTATTTGCAGTAAACCCACAAAATCGTCAGTCTTATGGTAAGTTGCGTAACTTTGTTGTGAACACAGCCGTTAGCGGTTCAGGTGGAACAATCACAGTTAATGTATCTCCTGCTCCTATTTCTGCTGGTCAGTTCCAAAACATCAGCGTAACTAGCTCAGGCGCACAAGCTGTAGCCTTCTTTAACTCAACTGGTACAACCAGCCCACAAAACATCCTTATGCACAAAAATGCGTTTACTCTCGCAGTAGCCGATCTTGAGTTGCCTGAAGGTGTTCATTTTGCTGGTCGTGCTTCCGACAAGGAAATCGGTCTGTCAATGCGTGTAGTTCGTCAATACACCATTAACAATGACTCTATTCCTACTCGTTTAGATGTTCTTTATGGTTGGGCCCCACTCTATCCTGAGTTGGCTTGCCGTATTGCATCTTAATTTTTGGACTAGAAAGGAACTAAATCATGGCAAATCCAGGCCCAGCATCAACAGTATCAACAGTCTATTTATTCAATGGTAATGCCGCAGATGGTGTATCACTCGGTATTGCTACTGGCAAAATTGGCTTTTATGGCGAAACTCCAGTTGTTCAAGCTGCTGCAATTACTACTATTGCAACAAACGCAACTGGCACAGCGATTTCTACAGCAGTTAATAGCATCATTACTGCCTTACAGAACATCGGTGTAACAGCCTAATTTATGTTGTAAAACTAAGCTCTCCCCCAAAAAGGGAGGGCTTTTTCTTTTGTGAAGGAAAGAAAATTGCATATAACCATAGCTATTCCAGCTTATACAGGCTCAGTTTATATGGCAACTATGAGATCTCTTGTAAACGATCTTGTAATGCTAGTTTCTAGAGGTGATACATTTACCCTTATTGATGACATAGGAAGCGCTTATATAGCCGATTGTAGAGGCGCTATAGCCTCCAATTTCCTTAAAACAGATTCTGATTGCCTTGTTTTTGTGGATTCTGATGTAGCTTGGGAAAAAGGCGCTCTTTTAAGGCTTGTAGATCATCCAGTAGATTTAGTAGGCGGTGTTTACCCTTATCGAATTGATGAGCTAGGATTTCCTATTAAATACCTTGAAAAGCCTGAATTATGGGCAGATCCTGAAACAGGATTATTAGAAGTCGCTGCTATTGCGACAGGATTTATGAAGATTAGTCGTAATTGTTTAGAGCAAATGGTAAAAGCCTATCCTGAACAATATTTTCATGATGGAGCTAAAGATAATCTGTTTTATGATCTTTTTGCCCATATTGCTGAAGGCGATAAGAAATATGGTGAGGACTATTCATTTTGTTTTAGATGGAGCAAAATAGGCGGTAGAGTATGGTGCGATCCTGAAATTAAAATGGGTCATACAGGAAATAAAACATTTGTCGGTCATTTTGGAAACTATTTGCGAAACCGATAATATACGATTAAACTTAGGTAGCCTCAAACCCCTATATAAAGGACAAATCATGCCATCAACCACTCTTGCTCGTGGAAACGCTCTTAACACTTTCTACATTCAGCCATCCATTACCCCAGCCGAAGTTGCTGCTAATATTACTGCTGCCCAAACATTTACTGTTCCTGGCTTATTGACAACCGATCATGTAGCCATAGCTTGTACTGGCGCTCAAACTGCTGGTATTTTTATTGCTGATGTTAGAGTTTCAGCAGCCAATACATTAAGCGTTCAATTTGGTAATTGCACAGCAGGCGCATTAACTCCTGCTGCTGGTAACTACATTATTGATGTTATTCGTATTGAAGGCCCATTGCCTGCAACAGCAGTCTAATTAAGGATAAATCATGTCATTAACAACTGTTGTTCGTTTAGCAGGAAGAACAACTACCTTATCCGTAGCAGCAACAGCTCATGCAGCCGTTACTGTTTCGGCTGTAGGTGGTAATGTTCTTAGCAACTATGCAGCGTTTTTGAATACTGGAGCAAATACAGTAGCCATTGAGATTTCACCAACAGGAATTACGGCTGTTACAGCCTCTATTGGTGCTGATGGCGCAACTGGTTCTTACATTCTTCCAGCATCCATGACTCAGCCTACTGTTTTAGCCGTTCCAGCAAACTCTTTTCAAGTTTCTGCTATTGGTTCGGCAGCAGGCCCTGCACTTGTATATATAACTCCAGTAAGCGATCAGTCTTAAAAACTGTTCTAGAAGGATGATTTATGACTAATCCAGCAGATTCATCTGTTCAGAATCTATTGCCTGTTCAGGCTTATTTCAATACGGATGGGTCATTTAATACTTTTATTGGTCAAGGTCAGCCGTTTTATGCAACGGCAAATCCTATTCAATCAGGATTAACGATCACCAATAGCACTTTAAATAGCAGTCCGATTGGCAATACTTCTCCTTCTACTGGTGTTTTTACCAACATAGCAACAACTACTGGAACAGTTTCAACTCAACCAGTAGGCGCAACAGATATAGTCAATTTATTGGCTTTGCAGTCTTATGCTGCTGGAATTAGTTGGAAACAACCTTGTGCGGTTGCAACATTGGCAAATATTACTTTGTCAGGATTGCAGACGATTGATGGCTATTTAACTTTAGCTGGTGATCGAGTATTAGTTAAGAATCAGTCAAATGCTGCTAATAATGGCATTTATTTGGCTTCTGCAACTGCTTGGACTAGATCTTTAGATGCTAACTCATGGGATGAGCTAGTTTCTGCCATTTCCTTTATTGAATATGGATCTCAAGCTGGTGGAGCTTGGTTTTGTACAGCAACTCCTGGCGGTACTTTAGGTGTAACTGCGGTAAATTGGTCGCAATTTACTACTTCAGCAACTTATTCTGCTGGCACAGGATTAACTCTTACTGGCACAATATTTAGCATTACTCCTGTTGGAACAGCTTCTACTTATGGATCTGCTACACAAACTCCAGTATTTACAACTAATGCAAGCGGTCAAGTAACTACTGTTACCAATACAACCATTACCCCAGCCGTAGGATCAATTACAGGGCTTGGAACTGGTGTTGCTACTGCTTTGGCTGCTGGTGTAACTGGATCAGGAAACATTGTTTTAGCTACAAGTCCTACTTTAGTTACTCCAGTTTTAGGAACTCCAACTTCAGGTAATTTCTCAACTGGAACATTTACTTGGCCTACATTTAACCAAAACACTACTGGAACTGCTGCCAAAGCAAGCAATTTAGTAGGAGGAGTTGCTGGTTCAGTTCCTTATCAATCTGCAACTGATACAACAACATTCTTGGCTATTGGCTCTAATGGTCAAGTGCTTACCTTGGCTTCAGGTGTTCCATCTTGGGCAACTCCTACAACAGGCACAGTAACCTCTGTAACAGGCACAGGAACAGTTTCAGGCATTAGTTTAAGCGGTACAGTCACTTCTAGCGGAAACCTCACCTTGGGCGGTTCTTTAGACTTGTCAGCTCCTCCTGCTATTGGTGGAACTACTGCTAATACAATTACTGGCACAACTATTACTGCTAGTACTAAATTTGTAGGCACTAATTATGATGCTGCTAATTCTGCTGGTGGTTCATTAAGAAATTCAGGTGGAACTGCTTGCTTACAATGGGGTGGCGGTGGTGGCGCAAATTTAACAGTTGATGTATCTGCTAATTTAAATGGTGCAAACGCACAAATTGACATTAGCCCAACTGGAACTGGTCATGTTCATATAAATCCTGCTGGATCAGGCTCAGTCGAAATTAAACCTACAAATGCTGGAGCAATGGATAACATGGTTATTGGTGGAACAACACCTTTAGCTGGAACATTTACTACATTAAGAATCAATAGCACTTTATCTTTGGCTGGATCAACTGGAACTGCTGGATATGTAGTTACTTCTAATGGCGCATCTGCTCCAACCTGGCAAGCCCTTCCAGCCACAGGATTAGGGATTACAGACGATACAACTACTAACGCTACTCGTTATATAGCCTTTACAAGTGCTACAAGCGGAAATATTACAACTCAAAATGTCAGCTCTACCAAGCTCCAATACAACCCTTCTACTGGAACATTAAGCGCAACTAAATATTTGGGTGATGGATCTTCTTTAACTGGCATCGTATCAGGTGCAACAATTAGCAACGATACGACTACTGCAAGCAATCTTTACCCATTGTTTTCTTCTGCTACAAGCGGAACTCCAACAACGATTTATACAAGTAATGCAAAGTATTTGTATAAGCCAAGCACAGGCGATTTATCAGCAAGCCAGGTAATAGCTTCTAATGGCTTAGTTCTTAATAACACTACTGTATCGGCAAGCTATACAGTTGCATCAGGAAACAATGCAATGAGTGTTGGCCCTATAACAGTAGCAAGCGGTCAATCAGTTACAGTAAGTTCAGGTCAAAGGTGGGTGGTTCTATGAGTTCAGTCGTAATTTCAGGCGATACATCAGGTGCTATTACTTTAGCTGCTCCTGCCGTATCAGGAACGAATACTGCAACATTACCAGCCGCTACTGGCACAGTAATGGTTAGCGGTAATATGCCAGCGTTTAGTGCTTATCAAAGCACAACTCAATCTGTTGCTGCAGGGACATGGACAAAAATTTTATTACAAACTGAAGTTTTTGATACAAACAATAACTTTGCATCCTCTACTTTTACCCCTACTGTAGCTGGATATTACCAAGTTAATGGTGCAGTAAATTGGGGAATAACGGCTGGAGTAGCTGCTACATCTATATATAAAAATGGAACTATTTTTTATTATGGAAATTTTGTTTCAGGAAGTGTAGTAGGGATATGTGCTACAGCTAGTGGTTTAGTGTATTGCAACGGAAGCACAGATTATATAGAGCTTTATTGCTATCAAACACCTGGCACAAACAGTACTACAGTTGGAAACTTTGCAACTTATTTCAACGGTTCAATGATAAGGACTGCATAATGACTTTATACAATAAAATCAAAGCACTATACCCAAGCCTTGAAGATAAAGACTTTATAACTGTAATCACACTACAAAACGATTCAGACGGCAAAGGCGATTACATTGCTAAATGGGAACACCCTACACTAGCTAGACCTACAGATGAGGAATTAGCATAATGCCTTACGGAAATATCAATGTTGATACAGTAACAACTTCTACAAGCGGTGGAATACTAGGTGCTGGTAACGCTTCTATTATGAAGAATCGCATCATCAATGGTGCAATGGTTATTGACCAAAGAAATGCTGGTGCTAGTGTTACTGCAACAAGCGACAATCAATATTCTGTTGATAGATGGGCTGGCTGGGGTCAGGGTGGAACTGGTGGCGGTTCAAAATATACTATGCAACAAAACGCTGGGTCAGTAACTGCACCAGTTGGATTTTATAATTATTTGGGTGTTACATCCTTATCCGCTTATTCTGTACAAGCAGGTGACTATTATTCTGTTGCTCAAGCTATTGAAGGATTAAATACTCTTGATTTAGGGTGGGGAACTTCAGATGCAAAAACAGTAACCTTGTCATTTTGGGTTCGTAGTTCACTAACTGGAACTTTTGGCGGTGCTTTACAAAATTCAGCAAGAAATAGGTGTTATCCTTTTACTTACACAATTTCTTCCGCAAATACTTGGACACAAGTTAGTGTTAATGTTACTGGAGAAACAAGCGGAACTTGGGTTAAAACTAATGGTGTTGGTATTTTGTTAGTTTTTGGTCTTGGTGTTGGTTCTACATATAGTGGAACTGCTGGCTCATGGTCTACTTCTAATTTATGGTCAGCTACAGGAGCAACATCCGTAGTAGGAACTAACGGAGCAACTTTCTACATTACTGGTGTTCAACTAGAAGTAGGTAGTTCTGCTACTGGTTTTGAGTATCGTTTATATAACCAAGAATTAAGTGCTTGCCAACGCTATTATTTTAGACTTACAAACGATAGTGGTGGAACTATAACTTTAGCTAATTTACAAGCATATAGTGCTGGAGCAGCGTTTGGAAAAATACTTGATTTACCAGTACAAATGCGATCAACACCAACTGGTACTTTATCGGCTATTGGTTCTTTTAATCCATCAAATACTGCTGGTGCTGGATTAGGTGCTTTTTCTAGCGGTTCTATAGATTCTGTAACCAAAAATATACTTGGAACTGGTGGCTTTGGTGGTTCTTCAGGATTAACTGGTGGGAATTGCACAGGAATTTTAATGGTTAATAATGCTTGGTTAGCAGTTTCTGCGGAATTATAAAATGTATAAATTACACAAAAATAGAATTTCACAAACAGTAAATGCAGTTATTTGTTTATCAGATAACGCTTGCATACCATTTGACCCTGACAACACAGACTACCAAGCCTTTAAAACTGCCGTATTAGATCAACAACCTGGCAGTACAGTTCAAGAAGATGGCAATTCATTTAGCTTAAATACTAGCCCTAATGATTCAATCCTAGAAGATGCTGATGGCAATGTAATGACTATTGACCAAGCTAAAGAATATGTAAGGACTTTGCCATGAGCATGATTATTGATGGAACTAATGGTCTAACATTTAACAACGCTACTACACAAGCTAGTGCTGGTAGTATTTTACAAGTTCAAAGTGTAATAAAAACAGATACTTTTTCAACAACATCTGCATCTTTTACTGATATTACTGGTTTATCAGTTTCTATAACTCCTAAATTTTCTACTAGCAAAATTCTTGTAATGGTTTCATTGGGTGCTACAGCATCAAATAGCAATCAAGGCTCTCAATTATTTAGACTTACTCGTGCTGGAACTGCTATTGGAGTTGGCGGTGCGGCAGGTAGCAGACCACAAGCTACATTTAGAATGTTTGGAACTTCCGATACTAATACTGCTTATGGTGGTCTTGGTTTTCAATATTTAGATTCTCCAGCAACTACAAGCTCAACAACTTATTCATTGCAAGCGTGTTGCCAATCAGGTGGAACTTATTATATTGTTATCAATTCTTCTTATGGTGATTTAAATAGTTCTGATACTTATAGTGGCAGAGAAGCATCAACAATTACTGTTATGGAGATTGCAGGATGATTAATTATTCACAAATTCTTTCTACAAATTACCCTACTGCCCAATGGTCATTAGATGGCGATTCTTATGAAGGCTTAGATTGGTTAGATTCAAGCCCTAAACCTACACAAGCTGAATTAGATGCTTTATGGGAATCTACACAAGCAACAGTAGCCGCTAAAGCACAAGCAGCCATTGATACTAAGGCTTCTGCACTATCTAAACTAGCTGCATTAGGCTTAACTCAAGATGAAGTAAAGGCATTAATTGGATGATTACCTATACATGGTCAATTCTAGAAATATTTGGTAATCAAACGATTGCCAAAGTTCGTTATTTATTGAAAGCACAAGATGAAACCAATATTGTTGAAACTGAAGGAGAGCATACTTTCCTTGAAGGCACAATTATCAAGCCTGTATCAGAAATTAAAGAAGATGATTTAACTCGTTGGATTGAGCAAGATACTACCCAAGATGATGTAAACATCATAAAATTGAACCTAGAAAAACAGCTAGAAGCATTAAAAACCAGTAAAAAGATTGAATTTCCTTGGGAAAACAATACTTTTACGATTGGATAAATTATGACAAAACCTATTGACATCATTAGCAGAGCTTTAAAAGACATTGGCGCTTTGGAGGCTGGAGAGCAACCTTCAGCCGATGCTGCTTTAGATGCTTTTGAGATGATGAATGACCTCATAGACCAATGGTCAAATGAGGATATGATGGTTTTCAACATAACTGAGATCATATTCCCAGTTGTGCCAGGTCAAGTTCAATATACGATTGGCCCTGATCCATCTACTGCAAACTTCATTGGCGCTTCTTTTCCTGCTACTTTTTCAGGCAATGTAATGACAGTTACTGGCATTAATTCAGGAGCTGTAGCACAAGGTCAATATCTTAAAGCTCAAGGCATTACTGCTGGAACTCGCATTGTTCGCTCTTTAACTGGAGCTGGTGGCAATGTGAATGAGCAGGGTACTTATCTTTTAAATATTGTTCAGGGTACGCAAACCCCAGTATTTACAGGCTCTATTTCAGGCACAACTCTTACTGTAACTGCCGTTACTTCAGGCGCAGTCAATGTGGGATCAGTTATTAGCGGAACTGGTATTACTGCTGGAACAACAATTTCTGCTGTAATTACTGGAACTGGTGGAACTGGTACTTATACAGTTAGCGCTTCCCAAACAGTAGCCTCAACAACTATTACTGGAACGATTGTTCCTACAACGATAACTGCTTACTATCAAAAACCATTAGGATTAGATTCTGCCTATGTAAGGGTAAACACTAGCTCCAATGGTCAGCCTATTGCCAATGGCGGTTTAGATTACCAAATGGCGATTTTGGCTTTAGATAACTACAACTCTATTGGTCTGAAAACTTTGAATGGCCCTTGGCCTAAAGCTGTTTATTTCAATGCAAATGAGCAATCAGGCAACATATTCCTATGGCCTAATCCATCCCAAGGCGAAGTCCATTTGTTTGCTCAAACCATATTCAGTAACTATGGCACTATGTATGACGATATAGTTCTGCCACAAGGCTATTCAATGGCTCTTAGATGGTGTTTGGCAGAGCGTTTGATGCCTATGTATGGCAAAGCCTCACAAACTCAAATTACGATGATTAACGCTTATGCTGCACAAGCTAAAGCAACCCTAAAACGCACCAACATGAAACCAATGCAATCAGCTCAGTTTGCTGATGCAATGCTCTCTAGCCGTCAAAAAGATGCTGGCTGGATTCTTAATGGTGGATTCTTTAGATAAGGTTGGAAAATGGCTGATTTTGGCTTTGTTGGTTCGGCTTATGAAGCTCCTTCCATCTATCAAGATGCTCAGGAGTGTATAAACTTTAGACCTGAAGTTGATCCTACAAAACAACCAGGATCAAGGGGAGTTGTTGCGCTTTATCCAACTCCAGGCTTAACCAATGTCGTAACACTTCAAACTGCTCAAGCCGTTAGAGGCATGAGAGCTATTTCAGGTCAAGATTACCTTGTAGCGGTATGTGGCCCTTATGTTTATGTAATGGGAACAAACTTTACAGCAACCATTATTGGGCAATTAAATACCTCTACTGGTCAAGTTAGCATTGCTGATAATGGCACTAATGTCTATATTGTAGATGGTTCAAATCGCTACACATGGCGCATTTCTAATCCAAATTCTGCTGTATTTGAAGGCACAATTAGCGGAACAACTCTTACTGTAACTAGGGTTCTTTCAGGAACTATTGCTGCCAATCAAGCTCTATTTGGAGTTGGTATTTCTAATGAAACTGTTATTGTTTCAGGGTCAGGAACAAGTTGGACTATTAATCAAAGCCAAACCATTTCTACTGCCATTCGCATGAATTCAGCTACAGTAGCTGCGGTTATTACTGGTGCAATGTCAGGAACTACTTTGACTGTAAGCGCTGTAGCAAGCGGAACTTTGTATGTTGGACAAACTATTCAAGGCTCTACAGTAACGGCTAAAACCATCATTACTGCATTAGGTAGCGGAACAGTTCTTAGCGAAACTATTGCTACTGCTGGCACAGGATATGCTGTAAACGAAAATATTACTGTTTTGGGCGGTGTTTATGGTTCTAGCCCTGCTACTTATACAGTAACAAGTATTGGAGGCTCAGGAGCTGTTACAGGGCTTACTAGGACTTTTTCAGGGCAATATACATCTAATCCTGCAAACAACGCTTCTACATCATCTGATGGCGCAGGAACAGGATTAACCCTTACTTTAACTTTTGGAACAGGAACTGGATCTACTGGTAACTATGTTATTAATAATAGCCAAACTGTTACCTCTAGAACTATGTATGCGCTCAACTTTAGCGAATTACCAGCCTCAGATGGAGCATTTACAGGAGGATCTTCTGTTGATGTAGTAGATAACTACTTTGTCTATAACAGACCTGATACTCAGCAATATGCTTCTTCTGATCTATTATCCCCCATTACTTATGGATTGGCTTTTGCTAGTAAATTTACAGGGCCTGATGATCTTGTTTCATTGATCGTGGATCATGGTCAAATCTATTTATTAGGTGAAAAGACTTCAGAGGTTTGGGCTGATGTGGGAACTTTTCCATTTCCTTTCCAGCGCATCCCTGGCGCATCTAGCCAACATGGAATAGCTGCCAAATTTAGCATGGCTCGTTTTGGCAATTCTTTTGCCTATGTTTCAAGAAATGATCGTGGTCAAGCAGTTATTGTGCAAATGAACGGCTATTTTCCACAGCGTATCTCAACTCATGCGGTAGAAAATACCCTTGTCAATCAAGATATTAGCGATGCTGTAGCCTATACCTATCAATTAGAGGGGCATGAGTGCTATGTAGTGACATTCCCAAGCCTAGAATTAACTTGGGTATATGACGGCTCTACCCAAATGTGGCATAAATGGCTTTGGTGCGATAACCAAAACAACTATAAGCGCCACAGATCAAACTGCGCTGCTTTTTTTCAAGGCTCAGTATTGGTAGGAGATTGGGAGAATGGGCAGATTTATCGCTTAGATCCTAATAACTATACCGATAATGGTCAGCATATCCGTAGGATGCGTAGATGCCCTCACTTGGTAGCAGACTTCCAAAGGCAGTATTTTGATGAATTGCAGATCCAATTCCAGCCTGGAGTTGGTTTGCAGGGCATTGAAACTTTCCCATTGGGCGATAACGACATTGGTATAAACCCTCAAGCTATGCTCCGTTGGTCAAATGATGGCGGTTCTACATGGTCAAATGAGCATTGGGCTGGTATTGGCAAGGTTGGTAAATACCAAAATCGTATTATTTGGCGCAGATTAGGTCAGGCAAGAGATCGGATCTATGAAGTAGTGGTTACTGATCCTGTTAAAGCGGTGATAGTATCTGCTAACTTAAAAGCATCTGTAGGGGAAAACTAATGGCTAATCAAATATTTGGGCCAAGCCAAGACAATCCTTATCCACAGACTGATTTTATGGATGAGCAGACTAAAAGACCGACAAGGGCTTGGCAGATCTTCTTTGCAAACTTGCTTAACTTCAATAAAACATCGCCATCTGCAACATCAGGAGGGGCTGTTTTGCCAGCAAATCCTGTAGGATTTATTGAAATGTCTGTAAACGGCAGGATTTATAAAGTTCCTTATTACAATGTCTGAACTTCAAGTCCTTACAGAACAAAAGGTGCAAGAGCTTGAAAAGCACTTTTTAAAAGAAAAACAGGCTGATTGCCCTGTTAAGCATATATTTGCTCCCAATATCTACATCAGAGAAGTGTCTATTCCAGCAGGAACATTCTCTATAGGTCATTATCAGACTACTGAGCATTTAAATATTATGCTTAAAGGTCGAGTAACAATGGTCAATCAGGATGGATCTCATACAGAATTGGTAGCTCCTCAGACTTTTGTTTCAAAGCCAGGTCGCAAAATAGGCTATATCCATGAAGATATGGTTTGGCAAAATGTTTATTCAACCAATGAAATTGAAGTTGAAAAGCTAGAAGCTACATATTTAAACAAAAGCATTACTTGGCAAGAAAGCCAAAAATCACAGGAATTGCTTCTTACTTTAGATCATTCTCCTGATATTGCAGATTATTACTTAGCAATAGCAGAGTTTGGTTTTGACCATGAAACAGTCAGAAAACAGACTGAAAACATGGAAGATCAAATTCCTATGCCTTTTGGAAGCTACAAAGCAATGGTGGCTAATTCAAGAATTGATGGCAAAGGTGTATTTGCCACAGGCAATATTGAAGAAGGCGAAGTAATTGCTCCAGCTCGTATTGATGGCAAAAGAACTCCTATTGGAAGATATACAAATCATTCAAAAAATATTAACGCAATCATGGTTTTAAGAGATAATGGCAATATTGATTTGGTAGCAAAAAAGGCTATAAATGGATGTCAAGGTGGTAATTTAGGTGAAGAAATTACTATTGATTATCGGCAAGCATTGAGCCTTGCAATAAGGAGAGATTAAATGTCAGCAGTCGCAACAGCAATCGTAGGAGGCGCAGTTATTGGCGGTTACATGACTAGCCAAGCAACTAAAAGCGCAGCTCAAACTCAAGCCGATGCAGCAGCTAGAGCGCAAGGTCAATTATTGGCAAGTGGCGAAAGAGCTGCTGATGTATATAATCCTTATGCTTCCAAAGGAGTTCAAGCATTAAATATGCTGAATTATGGCCTTGGAGATACCAGCATACAAAGAGCTGGTGCTGTAAGAGCGCCTGTTTCTAATGTTCCAGCAGGGTATTCCCTTAGTCCTCCTGATGGTTTAGGGGGAAAATATACAACTGTTATGCCATCCGAAGGCAATCAATTTGTTTACAACAATACAACTGGTGAACGGATGGAAGTTCCTGTATCAGTTGCAGCACCTACAGCGCCATCAGACCAAATTACAGTTCCTAGCGATATTGGATTTGATCGTGGTTATTTCACTAGAAAATTTAATAATCAAGATTTAAACGCTAATTTAGCGCCAGGTTATGAATTTAGGTTAAAACAAGGTGTAGGAGCTAACTTACAAGCTAATAATGTAAGCGGTGGAGCTGTCGGAGGAAACGCTTTAAAGTCGTTACAAGATTATGCTCAAAATTTTGCTTCAGGAGAATATGGAACTGCTTTTAATCAATTCCAAACTCAGCGTGGAAATATTTACTCTAATTTGCAAAATATTGCTAATATGGGATTAACTGCAACTACTGGTCAAGCCAATGCAATGATTGGAACTGGCACTAATATTGCCAATGTAACTTCTGCTGCTGGTAATGCTCAAGCTGCCTCACAAATTGCCCAAGGCAATATTTATGGAAACATTGCTAACACAGCAGGAAATGCAGCAGCTTATTACTCTTTAAATAATATGAATCAGCCGTTAGCTGGAAATGGCGCATACAACAATAATTACACAGCCTATAACGCAAATGCTACTGGAGGAGGATCATTTGCTCCAACATCAGGCGGTTCGTTTAATGTTGCTCCAGGCTCATATACAGTAGCATAAGGAATAAATCATGCCAGCACTTAGCTCTCTACCTGATGCAAGCATTTATGCAAATGCTCAAGCTCCACAGGCAATGTCTTTACAAAACTTAGTTGATCTTGGAAGATCTTCTACTGCTTTGCAAAGAGAAAAAGCCCTTTTACAGCCTTCAATAGCTAAAGGGGTAGCTGAATCAGAAACTGCTGTTACTGGAGCTGAAAAAGCAAAAGCAGGGCTACAAAAAGATTATTTTGGCATTGCTGCCGATGAAGCAAATGCTTTAGTAAATGATCCAAGATTGGCAAAAATTGATCCCAAAGATCATAAGACTGTTACTGCTGCTGGCGATGCTTTGGTTGGTGCTACAGATCGTATGATTAAGCAAGGAGTTCCTCCTCCTATGGCTCATACCATCACAGCTAAATATTTCCAAATGCTGAATGATCCAAACCAAGCAGGAAATATTCGTCAGGATATGCTGAATTCAATTCAGGCTCGTATTGGTGCAACTGGTCAGCAAGGACTTCAAACTCCTCAATACACTACTAATGCTGCTGGTGAGATTATTGGTCTTAAATCAGGGCCTAATCAAATTGTTTCCCCAGGCGAAAGCAATGCTCCTGTTGGCGTTCCTGTAGCTCCTGCTGGTGGTGCTACTAGCCAAATGAACAATCAGTTTGCTCCTAAAAAGCTAAATCCAACTAGAGCTGATGTAGCATTTACAGCGACTCCAGTAGATATTGCCTCTAAAGATTTAACTGAAACTGTTGCTTTGGCTAAAGGTGCAGAACCTAGAATTGCTATTTTCCAAAATATTAAAAGGCTTGCTCCTGAATCATTTACAAGCACAGGCGGTGCTAGAAAAGAACTTGCTGCTGGTATTGCTCAAGCTATTGGAATGGATGTTTATACAGCAGAAAAGACTGCTACAGACGAATTGGCTAAGAATTCAGCAATGCTTACTTTAACTGGTGGCAATACTGATATGGCTAGACAAATTGCTGAAGCTGCCAATCCTAATAAGAAAATGACTGAAGGTGCTATTAAGTTAATGGCAGATCAGCTTATTGGTGTTGAGCGCATGAACCAAGCTAAAGCTAAGTTTTTGGGCAATGTTCAAGATGCTGGCGAATATCAAAAGCGCATGAATACATTTAATCAAATCAATGATTCTCGTATTTTCCAAGAATCTACTCCTGAAGAAGTCAGAAAGCTAAAGGCTTCTATGAGTCCTGATGAACAAAGACGAATGGGCGATAAGATTAAATTGGCTAAATCACTTGGATTGCTATAACTATGGCTAATTTTGCTGATCTTTGGGAAGCAGCGCCAGTTGATAGATTTGGCGGTTTAAATGAGGATATGTCTAGCAGACTTAGGGCTGCTAATGATGCTTGGCAAGCTAAAACAGGCAGAGAATTGCCTTTAACTAGCGGAGCAAGATCAACCGAAGAACAAATACAATTATTTGGAAAAAGAAAATCTAACCCTAATTTAGTAGCAAAGCCTGGCACTAGCTTGCATGAAAAAGGATTGGCTGCGGATATTTCTCCTGAAGTTCCTGCTGCATTTTTGGATCAATTTGGGCTTCACAGACCTTTTGGATCTAAAGATCCAGTTCATGTTGAGATCAATCCTAAATCCTCTTATTCTCCAAAAGCAACATCAGTTACAGTTTCAGGCGCTCCTGCAAGCACTAGCTTTGCTGATTTATGGGAATCTGCTTCAGCAACTCCAACTAAAACAGAAGAACCAAAAACTATATCCGAAGTAGGCAAAAAGTTTGGCAAAGAGATGTTAAAGCCTTTGTCTGAAATGTCTGTTCAAGATTGGAAAGATAAGAGTCTATTAGCTCCTGTTATTGAATACACAGCTTCAAGCATTGGAGTTCCAGGCTTTACTGAAGCGGACAAAAAAGCTGCCGAAGAAAAGTTAATTAAAAAGGGCAAGAGTTTTGTTGAGGGTGTTAGCAAGTTTGCTGAAAGTCCAATAGAAACTACAAAACAAGCATTAAGCGCAATAGCAGAAAATCCTGGTAAGTTTGCTGGTGAAACTATTAAAAGCGCAGTTTATGATCCTGAACAGTTTGTAGCTATTCCTGGAGCTGGAAAAGTTGTTGAAAAAATATCTGAAGGTGGCTCAAAAGCTAAAACTGTTCTTACAGAAAAACTTAATCAAGCATTTCCTAAGATGGATGAAGTTAAGCCAGTTCAAGCTGTTGGAACACAGCCAATTTCAACTCAAGCGCCTGTAGTTGCTCAAGTTCCAGTTACAGAAAGAATTATTACTGTTCCTGAAGAAATGCCTGTAAATCGTGCTGAAACATCTCCTTTAAATCCTAATGAATTAAGCTCAAGAGAAGAATTGCTTAGAAAAATTGGATTAGAGGATATTAGAAATTCAGCATTAGTTGGCAATCCAAAAGAATCTGCCTCTCAATTTATTACTTCTCAAGCCGATCAAGGCCCTTATGCCACAGGAATGACAAACCAAATTAATCTTGAAAAGTCTGTTTTGGACAACCATTTTAAGAAAATTCAAGATGAAGCTGGTGGAACTGTTATTCGTCATGGAACTTCATTTCAAGAAGGCGATAAGATTCGAGTTGGTAAAACTATTAAAGATGCTTTGCAAGAAGGCTATGAAGGGCATCAAACAGGAACAACTACTCTTTATAAAGAAGCTACAGACAAACTTGGCAATAAACCAGTTGAGCTTGGTAAATTTAACGAATTTTTAAAAATGGATGAAAATTTTGCATATCAAAATGAAAAAGGATTGCAAACTGCTATTAATCAATTTGTCAAAAGAAAGCAATTTGTTGATGAGGCTGGTAATTTAAAACCATTAACAGTTGCTCAAGCTGAAGAAATTCGTAAATTTATCAACAAAAAATATCACCATGAAACTAAACAATTAGGCGGTGAATTAAAAGGTTTAATTGATAAAGATGTATTTGAAACAGTTGGTGGCGAAACATACGAAAAAGCTCGCAAACATTATCAAAAAGGCATTGAAGTTTACGATAACCCTAAAGCTGTAGGTGATTTGCTTGGTGATAATGGGGTAAATCAAAAGATTCCTGATGAAAAAGTTGCTGCTAAAGTAGTTACATTGCCAAATAGTCAATTTGAGCATTTATTTAATACTCTTGATGCAGATGGAAAAATTGGAGCTGTTAATCAAATTAAAACTTCTTTAGTTGAGCAAATTAGAGAAGCTGGAAATAGCGCAAAAAATCAACCATTTAATTCAGTTGCTGCTGCAAAAGAAGCATCAAATTTAAGCGAAAAATTAAAAATTGCATTTAAAAACGATCCTAAAGGTCTTGAGGCAATTTATGATGGAATAGAGGCAGCAGATATTCTTTATATTCCAAATAAATATCCTGGAGCTGGTGTTCAAACCAATCTTTTGCAAAATAAATTTGTTGATGTAGGCATTAGAAGGGCTTTTGGTAGCGCTGGAGCTGCGGTTGGTGGAACTGTTGCAGGGCCATTTGGAGCTGCTGGAGGTGCTGTAGCTGGAGAAGCTATTGGAGGCAAAGTAAGCGGAAAAGTTTCTGCTTCTAAACAAGAAAAAGCGCTTAAAAAAGAAATAAAAACTAAACTTCAAGACATAGGCAAGGAATAATCATGGCATCAGTTCTTTTATCCCCATTTGGAATAGGTCAGCAATTTTTTGATGACAATGGAGTTCCTTTAGCTGGAGGTTTGATTTATACCTATCAAGCTGGATCTTCTACTCCATTAGTAACTTATACAACTAATGCTGGAACGATTGCTAATGCAAACCCTATTGTTTTAGATGCTGCTGGTCGAGTTCCACAAGAAATTTGGCTACTTACTGGCTATTCTTATAAGTTTGTTTTGCAAAATGCTAGTGCGGTATTGATTCAAACTTTAGACAATATTTATCCAATTCTGCAAAATGCTCCAGCATCAGCCCCTGCTGTTCCTACTGGCGCTATTTTGTTATGGTCAGGATCTACTGGCTCTATCCCTGCAACCTGGTATTTGTGCGATGGAACAAACGGAACTCCTGATTTGCGAAATAGTTTTATTGTCGGAGCTGGTTCAAGCTATGCTGTAAACGCTACTGGTGGAACAGCCGATGCTATTGTTGTAAGTCATACCCATACTGCCACAACAACTGCAACTGATTCAGGTCATAGTCACAACACTTATGGTAATTATGGTGGTGGCGGTAATCCTGGTGGATCATTAAACATAAACAACCCAGGCGGTCAAAATTTAGCAGTAACTACTGGAAATGCAAACATTACTGCATCAACTACTGTAGCTACTGCTGGTGTAAGTGGAACTAACGCTAATCTTCCTCCTTACTATGCTCTTGCTTACATTATGAAGGGCTAAGCGTGGATATGTCATTTGAACTCGATCCAGTTAAATACGGAATTCTTTGGAATACTGTAGAGAATAACGAAAAGCAATTAGAACTAATGTCGCAAAAAATTGACAAAATGGAGTCTAAATTAGAGGAGCTTGTCGCACTTGCAAATCAGTCTAGAGGTGGCTTTTGGGTTGGAATGGCTATCGTATCTGCAATTAGCGGAATTGTGGGATTTATTGGAAGCCATTTCTCAGGAAAATGAAAATGTATGTCCGATCCGTATGGAATTGCAGAAGGAGTAAAGGCTCTTAGTGGATCTATAGATGCGACTAGGGAAGCTAGTAAAGGTCTATCTAGCTCCATAGAGAACATTCAAAAAGATGGATTAGAAGTAGCTCAAAAGCAAGCCAATGAACGGATTAGATCAAGGCGAGAAGCAGAGTTTAAGAAAGAAAGAGCGTTAATAAAGGCTTTAGATTCTTGGAAGCATAAGAAGCAAATAAGCGATGAAGAAGCAAAGTTAAAAATAGACTTTGTTAAGAAATACGGAGCAAAAGAGTGGGAAGCGGTGCTAAAGATAAAGTTAGATATAGAAAATATGCAACGCAAAGACAACGAAGAATATCAACATGATTTAAAAGCAGTTCGCAGAGTTCAGTTTTATTGTTTTCTAGCTGCATTAATGGTCACTTTGTGGCTTAAATTTGTTTTAGGAGCTTTTTAAATGTTTCCACTAGGCGCATTACTAGATATTGGCGGTAAGCTAATTGATAAATTCTTTCCTGATCCTGAGCAAAAAGCTAAAGCACAGCTAGAGTTGTTGCAGATGCAACAAAATGGCGAATTAGCTCAAATTGCAGCAGATACTGCGGAGCAACAAGAACTTACTAAAAGACAGCAAGCTGATATGGCTTCTGATTCTACTTTGTCTAAAAATATTAGACCTTTAACCCTTATATTTATTTTGGCTGTTTATACATTTTTTGCCTTTATGTCTATGCTTGGGCATGAAACCAGGGGAGCTTATGTTGAGCTTTTAGGTCAATGGGGTATGTTAATTATGTCATTTTATTTTGGCGGTAGAACAATGGAAAAGATCATGGATATGAAAGCTAAAAAAGAATGACATTAGAGCAATTACAGGCTTTAGGAATAGATCCTAAATGGCTTGATGGATTAAACGCTACCTTCAAGAAGTATGAAATAAACACTCCAAAGCGCCAGGCAGCTTTTATTGGACAATGCGGTCATGAATCTGCCTCATTTAAAGTCTTAGAAGAAAACCTCAATTACAGCGCTAAAGGCTTAGTTGCTACATGGCCTAGTCGATTCCATAACATTGAATTTGCCTCAGAGTATGAGCGTAAACCTGAAAGAATTGCCAATAAAGTTTATGGTGGCAGAGCTGATCTAGGAAATACTGAGGATGGAGATGGCTGGCGCTTTCATGGAAGGGGTCTAATTCAACTCACAGGGCGCTCAAACTATACAGTATGTGGACTAGCCCTAGGAAAGCCTTTTGCGGAGCATCCTGAGCTTATTTTAGAGCCTGAGAACGCTTGTCTATCTGCTGGCTGGTTTTTTAACAAGCGTGGCTTAAATGCGTTGTCAGATAATGAAGATTGGGCTACCATGACCAAGCGGATCAATGGTGGCACTATTGGGCTACAAGATCGTATTGATCGAATTCATAAAGCAATGGACATACTAGGAGCATAAAATGATTAAAGAAACTAAAAAGCATGAAAAGCGTGAGGAAGCGCAAGTAATTAAGTTGCGTAATGCTGTTTATGAAGTTAAACAAGAACTAAAAAAACATGAGAAAGAGCCTATGAACAAGGCTCATCCCATGAAAGGTTAAAGTTTTTTAAATTCCTGCTCCATATCTTTAAGGGTAAACATACGGCTTTTAATCCAAGCCATAGTCCAAACCTTTAAAGCAACTTCATTGGTGTTAAAGACATCAGGAAAAGTTTCAAAAAACTGTCTTTCGCACTCATCTTCAGGAATTGCTATTTCTCCAGCAAAAGGGATTTTTTCGTAGATCATTTGATCCTCGCAACTTTGGCTTTACGCAATACAGCCTCGTATTGTTGTTTAGCCTGGTCATCCAGTTTACGCAACGGCAGATTCTGCCAGTAAGCCCATTTATCTATATATTCCTGTAATTCTGATGGAGGAGTCCATCCAGCAAGCCTCCATCGAATCGTAATATCAGTTCCTGAAACAGTCCAAATATGTTCGTTGTTCATATTTCTCCTTAAAATGGTGGATCATCCAAATCATTAGATTGCTTTGCTGGAGCTGCTCCTTTTTCTTCAGGTTCATTTAAATAGGCAAAAATTGAACCTTCTTTCATGGCATAGATAGGCAAAGACTCAATTTTGAGCATAAGGCCATGCTTAGTTTCCATGATGACTCCAATAGACTGATAACGCTTTTTCATTTTGCCATCGGTTTTATCTTCATACTCTGATACTGCTGCTTTTACAAAATATTTAATTGCCATTGCGCTTCTCCATAAGATTTACTTCAACTTCTACTTCACTTAAAAATTGCTTAATTTCTGTTTCCATAAACAAAATAAACTCAGGATCTCTAGGAACATGAACAATCAGTAATTGACTGCGCTCAGGCATCCTTGGATCAAAACTTACAAAGTCGCACCATTTAGCCCCTGTAGCTGCCATCTGCGCTTGCATCTGAATAACATATTTGTTAGGTGGTTCATTGGCTTTTATGTAGCCCCAATGCGTAGCAGAGTTTGGACATTTAATTTCAATAAGACCATCGTTTCCAACCAAGCCATCAGGAGAACAACCAAAGCCAGCAATAGTAGGATGATTGACAAAGGCGATCTGATCCACAAAATTGCCTGTTTTAACTTCATAAGCAACCCTGGCTTGCGGTTCTGTTTGAGTTCCCCATTGCATAGCTTCATTTTGGTATGATTCCTCTATGGTCTTTGTAACTCGTTGCAAGGCAAGCTCAATCAGATAGTTTCCTCGACTAGCTGAGGGGCCTGATTTTGTCTTAGCCAGTATATCTGCAACCCTAGAAGCGGTAACTTTTCCTAATCTAAGCTGATGCCATTCATCAGTTCCTTGTTGTATGCAAGCAACTCTATCTTCTGTTGTAAAGGTTGTCATTATTCCATCCAAATGTAAAAAAGCATTGCACCAATTACTAACCAAGTTACTGCTCCTGTTAGGGCTAAAAACCCAATAAATAAGCTCATTTGCGAGCCTCCTTTTCTCTGATTAAGATTGCATCAAAAATAGCTTTATGCTCCCAGTTCTGCTTTTTTGGCATCTTTGGTTGCGGAAATCTTAGCGACTGCTGATTTGTCTTTTGACAAGGTGTTATAGGCTTGAGCATAAGTTTGTTTTAACCTTTCAATAGAATCACAATCATTAATCATATCTACCCAATGTTGAGCTTCTTTAGTTAAATCAACAACTTCTTCTTCAGGCAGATCTTCTCCAGCATAGATATACAAAGCAAGACCATGCAGAGCTATTGCCTTAACCAGGCATCGTTGCATAGCGGTATTTACAGCCATTGCATCAGGATTTTGAATAGCTTTGTTTTGATTGTTAATGACAGGCATCTGAGCTGTCATCGTTTTGCCAAAAGCGGTTACTGAGCAAAACACCATCAAAGTTTCAGCAAAGTAAACAGGATCTCCATAAGTCCAAGTAGCTTGAGGATCTTGTTGGAGGAGCTGATCTACAGCCCATGACCATGACAGATAGGTAAATTTACCTTTTTTCTCTGTATGCTCGTTTACATTGATTTTGCGTAGTTCTAAAAATTTAGTCATCACTTTTTCCTTAGTCGTTGATTTCTCGTTCTGCTGCATTTTGGGCATAGTGTTCCATGTAATCCAAAGCCATCATCATTACTTTTCTACCAATTTGTTCGTAATCTTGGGTATCAATAATGGCTTGTAGGGAATCAGCTCGTTCTTTATCTAGATCCCCCATAGCTTCTGCAACTGCTTGAGTTGTTCTGTAATCGTATTCAGCGCCTGGCTTCATTAGCTCCCAAGTGCGTTCCTCGATCTCATTTGAGCGATCATCGTAATCGTCAGGCTCGTAGTAGTGGTCATGTAAGCGACTCATATTAGAACCCTCCTAATAGGCCGTAAGCAAACATAGCGCCAAAAACTACTCCCATTACTACTGCTGTTGCCCATTCAATAATTACTGTTTTCATACAGTTACCTCATTTCTTGTATCTGTAAATTCAAAGAAATAATATTTAACTTGATTGATTAGTTGATTGGCTTCTGTTGTTTTGCCCATTGTTGTTAATTCTTGAGCATCAGACAACAGACCAGCTACATACATATTGATGTTGTATTGGCTTTTAAACTGTTTTTCTAACATTTCTGATGAACAGCCTAACATTTTGATTTCTTGATTTTTCATTTTCTTTCCCTTCAACACTTGTTAATAAAATTTACTGCTTAGGTGTTACTATACACGAAAATTCCACTTATCAACACTTTTATTAAAAATATTTATTAGGACATACCCTAAGTATAATTGTGCTATTGTGTGGTAGTATAGCAGCAGAAAAGGAGAATTTATGGATATTTTTAGCGAATTAAAGGTCGAGTTTGGGACTCTTTATCGCCTGGCAATGCTTTTAGGTATAAGGGAAACGGCTGTTTATCAATGGCGGTCTAGGACAAATATTCCAATTAAGCATATTCGCAAGATTGAGGAGCTTTCCGAAGGCCGAATTACTAGAGAAATGCTTAGACCTGATATTTTTTCAAAGGAATGAAATGAAAGCTGATATTTGGATGCCTTTATATATCGGAGATTATTTAGCCGATACAGCCAGGCTTACAACTGAGCAACATGGAGCGTATTTGCTCCTTTTAATGGATTATTGGAGATCAGGCCGTTTACCCAATAACGATCAAGTTTTGGCTCAAATATGCAAATTAAATCCTGATGCTTGGAGCAATGCTAAAGCAATGCTAATGCCATTCTTTAGTATTGAGGATGGATGCTGGATTCATAAAAGAGTTGAGCAAGAAATGGCTGAAGCAAAGATAAATCAGACAAAAAAGCATGAAAGAGCCGTAAAAGCTGCTGAAGCTCGTTGGAAAAATGCTACAAGCAATGCTAATGCAATGCAGAAGCAATGCCCATTACCATCACCATCACCTTCACCAGTATTAAATACTATTGAAGTCGCTAAAGCTCCCAAAGCTCAAAGATTGAATCTCAATACTATTCCTGAAGATTGGTATAACTTTTGCAGAAGTGAAAGACAAGATTTAAACCCTAAAGACATTTGGGTTCAATTTAAAGATTACTGGTCTAGTGTTCCTGGATCTAAAGGAACAAAGCTAGATTGGTTTGCAACTTGGAGAAATTGGGTAAGAAATCAAAAAAAGGCAGCAGCTCCAACTAAAGATGGAAAGATGAGCAATTTTTGGGCGCAGATTGAAGGGAATAAGTGATGGAATATAAAGAATCCGACTTTTGCAGTAAAGAAGATGGCATTAAATATGTTTTTAAGATGTTTTCTATTATTTACGGCTCAAAAATTACAAATCATTGGGGAGATATGAATGTGATTGCCGTAATGAATGTATGGAAAGAGATGATTGGCAATTATTTAACTTACAGACCAATCCTTGATTTTGCATTGAATAATCTTGATCCAAAGGGATTTGTAACAACTCCAATGGCCTTCAAAGAGCTTTGCTCACAAGCTGGCAGGATTCCAGTAAAGCCTGAAACAACCCTTACTCATCAAAAAACACAGGCTGAAATCGAGGCTGGAGCAAGGATGAAAGAGGAGGCAATGGCAAAAATTAAAGAATTTACCCAAAAGATACATGGATGAACAAAAACATAAACATCGTTGTGCAGTTCGCCAGCTCATCATGTGGCGCAGGATTTGGGGTTTAAAGGCTTTTAGGGAATATATGCACAAGCATAAGTTGGATTGGAAGTTGGTAAGGGATTTTGAGGATCAATGGGTAAAAGGCAATAGAGCTGATGAAAAAGGAGAATGGAAATGAGTTTAGAAAAGTTAGATGAAGATAGGGTTGAAAAAGCATTAATTTACCTTTCAACTACCGATGAAGAACATGCAACCCTAGGGTCTGAGGTTAAAAGGCTCGAGGAAGGCATTAAACAAGCCAAGGCGCACTCTTTTTTGGTAGCTGAGGGGACAGTCGCAGAAAGGGAAGCAAAAGCCGTAGCAAGCCTTAAATTTGGTAATGCAGTAGAGCTTTGGGTTGAGGCTTACAAAGAGTTCAAGATTTTAGATAACAAACGCAATACCGAGATCCGTATTACGGAACTTTGGCAAACACTATCAAGCAACCGAAGAAAGGGTTCAGTATGAAAGATTATTCAATGCCGTATTTAGTAATTCACAGCCTATTGAAGAAATATCAGGACAACATGAACAATAGGAACACTAATCGAGCTTATGAGCTGGCTACAGACATTGTTGAAATGGCCTTGATGCTACAAGATATTGCAGACGATCATGAAAATAAAAAAGTTTGACCAGGCTTTACATGATAAATACGATCCTCCAGCAAGGAAAGCTGTATCCGATTGGATACAAATGAAGTGGGGTTTACAAGCGATTGATAACCCTGATATTTATGGAACAGACCTGATTATTTACAGAAATGGTAATCCAGTAGGATCTGCGGAGGTAGAAGTTCGGCAATGGAGTCCAGTTTGCCCATTCTATACAATCCATGTTCCAGTAAGAAAAGTAGAAATGCTTGAAGTTCCAAATACGCTGTTTTTTGCTTTAACCCATGATATGAGCCATGCTTACCTGATCCGAGGTAATGAGGCTCTAAAATACAATCAAGTGGAAATGCGAGATGCTACAAAACATGAGTTTTATTACGATGTGCCTAAACATCTTTTTAAATACATTGACTTAACACAACCATTTTGACGACAAAAATTGAAAAACTACGATTTAGAAAAATTGCAGATATTGGCTGCATACTCTGCTATACACAAAACAACCCTGGCTCATTTTGCGAAATCCACCATATCCGCAGAGCTGGACAAAGAAAAACAGCACCAACAATCGGACTATGCCCAATACATCACCGATTCCATCTTGGTATTCACCACCTTGGAAGGCGAGCTTGGGAATCTACTCACTCAACGACAGAGGAAGCTCTGCTTGAACTCACCGATAGGCTTTTAAATGAGTAGCTGGCTAATCATTGTTACTGGATTGATTTACTTCTATATTGGCTTAGAACAAGGCTTTAAAGGCAATATGCCTATGGCTGTTGTATATACAGGCTATGCTTTTTCTAATGTTGGTTTGTATATCATGGCTAAATAAAATATACAAAAACTTATATAAATGTTTAATATACGATACATTTTTTATTAAAGTTTCATGCACTTCTAAGTATCAAACTTTACAATTCCAATGGATCTAGTCCAAGCTCATCAGCTACTAATTTGCAACGAACTCTAAATGGTTTGCCATGTTGCGCCCATTTATTGCCTTCTTGACGATAAAAGCTCATGTGAATCATTTCATGAGCCAAAGTTGTAATAACAGTATAGTAATGACCGCACCTTCCTGAAGATATAGTTATCGTATGCTCGCATTTCTCGCCAGTATCATAAAGATAAGTTCCCATGACTTCAGGATCAGGAGTAACAACAAATTCTATTTCTTCAGGTAATGGCATTTTCCATTTAGTAAATGGATAGCAGCAATACAGGCTTGCATATAAGTTTTTTAATACTTCAGGATTTAATCTCATGCAGTTCACCCCTAAAAAACACAAGGCCCTCATCTTCATTAATGACTTGCACCAACTCAGGAGGCATTAGATGACCATTAATATAAGTAAGAACAGCAAATCCTGCCCTCCAATTAACGCTTGAATCTTCATGATATAAGAACTGCTCATCCTTGACTGCTGCCATCATTCCAGTATCAACACCATAAAGATCGCCTGAATAATTAGTCCAAGGAGTGACTTTTAAAGAGTGCAAATGGCCTGTTACCATTGATTTGCCTCCTTTTAGGACATTGTTATACACAGCATGAATACCATTGTGCCAACGATGTTTAACCATTGTATTGTCATTAATCATGACAGACCAGCTATAAGACCAGCCAGGTAAATGATCTGCAAGGGACATACCCTTGACACCTTCATACTGCGGAAGAACATTAGATAACTTACCATCAAACCTTAAATCATGGTTTCCTATGGTGCGATGCAATAAACAGCCAGGAGGTCTAACTTTTTCAATATCTCCAAGCCTGTTTTGAACTTCTTCTAGCTCTTGTTGGACTGTAGGATGTTGCTGATAACCTATTCGATGATGCTGGCTAACTGTTGCAAAGTCGAACAAATCACCATTTAAAATCACCATTTTAGGTTTTAATTGTTTCGTAAAATGAACAAAAGCTCGATGGGCTGTAGAGATATAGCTTGGGTTGTAATGGCAATCTGATCCAACCATAACAATGCCATTTTTTAATTCATATTCACAACGCACTTTATTTTCAGGAATAATAAATTTAGGAATACCCCTATTGTCATTAGCTTCAAGCAGAATATCGTATTTTTTTTCTATATTTTTTCTTCGCATATTTATGTTTCTAACATCAACATTCAATACCCTAGCCACTTTTGTAGGGGATCTATGCTCTTTAAATAATGATATAAACTCTTGATCACTACATGCTGGTTTGCTCATGCCAAGCCTTTATGATGGTAAAGTTAGCTGATACTAATCTATTTTAGAGATAAATCAATGACTTATTACGCTAAAAGAGTTGATTCTAACCAAAAAGAAATTGTTAAAGCATTTAAAGAGCTTGGCTGTTCTGTTTTTGATACCAGTAGGATCGGACAAGGCTTTCCTGATTTAGTTATTGGCAAAAACCAAATAACAGTATTGTGCGAGATAAAGAAGGATGACAAAGCCAAATTTACGGCAGCTCAAGATTTATTTATGATGAACTGGAGAGGCTCAACTGTTGTTAGAATTAGCGATATTGATGGTGCAATAAGATTAGTTAAACTGCTTGACAATGCCAATCAATAAGGCAAAATATGGTTTCAAACCCCATTTCTATAGGAGAAAAACATGGGCAAAATGGATTCTATGAAGGGTATTCCTTCAGTAACTGGTGCTAAAGCTCCTGCTGGCGCAACTTCCTCAGACAAAACTGGTGAGCGCATGGAGAAAAAAGTTGGCGGTGTAGCAATGGGTATGCAAGATGCTACAGGCAAAGACAAGCAATTTAATACTGGCAAAACTGCTGGTGTTTGTTATGAGCATAAGCGTGGTGACTGCAACCCTTGCTAAAAGCGAAATGCCCTAGCGTGAAGGTCTAGGGCATCTCTAACCAACCTAGTAATCGGAGAACTAGATGGCTGTTGTAAATTCTAAAGATGGTTGTCTATCCTGTATATATTTCCTAAATACAGACAATGACTTTATTGGATCTTGTAGAAGGTTTCCTCTTTACCAAAACAGGCACAGCTCAGAATGGTGTGGGGAATTCTCGGCTATTCCTCCAAATCCTGTATTTGAAACTATGGTTCAGGACATCGAAATTGCTACGGAAACTAAAGAAGATCCCAAAGAAAAGCGTAAAAAAGTCCTTGAAGAAGCATCAAAGGTAGAGCCTAAACCTAAAGGCAGACCGAAAAAGGTATGAAGCTCAAACCCTTAGCCGATAAAATCGTAGTCAAGCCTGATATTAGAGAACTCAGCTCTGTCATTTTTGTTAAAAACAAAGAAACAGACAATATGGGAACTGTGGTAGCTGTAGGCCCTGGCAAAGTAATCAATGGTCGCAGGCAAGAAATGCCCATTCCTGTAGGCTCTTATGTTCGATTTGGCACTATGAACGATGATTCAGAAGCTGAATACCTTAAATACTTTGAATATTTTGAAGATAATGAGCGTTATTTAGTAATGAGTTGGCAAGATGTCTGTTTCATAACCGAAAAGGAGCAAGCATGAAGGAAATTGAAATATTTGATCAAACCTCATTGATTGAGAAGATCATGGGTCATTTTGGCTGGTATAAGGTCAAAAAGGTTGAATTACCGATTGAAAACCTTGAAATCAATCATACATTCATCATGAAAGATATGAAGCCTGAGATGCCTAAAGCTCCTGTAAAGAAGCCAGCAGCCAAAAGACCAGCAAGAAGAACCCCTAGATCTGATTTTAAATTTGCAAAGGATAAGAAAAATGGCAACTAAACCTGGCCTATATGCCAATATCGCTGCAAAAAGGGAACGGATCGAGCAACAAAAGGCATCAGGCGCTAAGAAAGTAGAAACAATGCGTAAGCCTGGCACTAAAGGCGCTCCTACTGCTCAAGCATTTAAAGATTCAGCAAAGACAGCTAAAAAGAAATAATCATGGCTACAAAAAAACATGACAAGCCAATAGAGCATAAAACTGTAGGTAAGGGTAAAACCTATAATCCTACAGAAAAAGGCGCTGGAATGACTGCTAAAGGCAGAGCTGAATACAACGCTAAGAACAATGCCAATTTAAAGCCTCCTGCTCCAAATCCTAAGACTAAAGTTGATGCTGGTCGCAAAGCATCGTTTTGTGCAAGGATGGAAGGAGTGGTTAAAAAAGCTAAAGGCCCTGCGGAGCGAGCCAAAGCATCATTAAAGAACTGGAACTGCTAATGCCATTAAAGAAATCAACTACTAAACAAGCCTTTCAATCCAATGTAAAGGCAGAACTATCTGCTGGAAAGAAACCAGCTCAAGCAGTCGCTATTGCTTATTCTGTTCAAAGAGAAGCAAAAAGCAAGAAAACTAAACCAAAAAGGGTATAAAAATGAGTATTACGCTTAAAGACCTATCAATCCAAGAAGTAGAGTTTATGATCGCTGCCCTATCTAAAGGGGAATACAGCCTAGTAGCTCCTGTAATCGAAAAGATTAAAGTTCAAGCTATTCCACAGGCTCATGCAATGATGCAAGCAGAAGCAGATGCAAAAGCTCAAGAAATAGTAGAGAATGGCGAAAAGGCTACTGAAGAACCAAAATGAGCGAAACAGCAAATCCTGTAGGCAGACCAACTGATTATGATCCGTCATACTGTCAGAAGGCTATTGAGCTTGGAACTAAGGGTAAATCCTTAGAACAGATCTCAGGCGCATTAGGCATTACCTATAGGACTTTGTGCCGTTGGAGAGAGGAACATGATGAATTTTGTCATGCCTTGGAGGAAGCCAAGGTCAGAGAGATGATTTGGTGGGAAGAACATGCTCAGGCATACCTTGTAGAGCATAAGGATGGGGAACGGCTAAATGTTGGTTTATGGTCTAGATCAATGGCAGCAAGATTTCCTAGGAAGTATTCAGAGCGCATCAAGCAAGAACTAACTGGAGCTGATGGCGCTCCTTTGCTCAAAGGTGTGGAAATAACCTTTGTAGAGCCTAATGCAAATAGATCAGCAGATTAAAGATGCAATTTCTAGGATAAAGTTTCCTAAGAAATTTGAGGCACTATTTAAGCCTGATAAGGTTCGCTACAGAATATTCTATGGTGGTCGAGGCGGTGCTAAGTCCTGGTGCTTTGCTAGAGCATTACTAGCTAAAGGAACTAATCAGCCCATGCGTATCCTATGCGCCAGGGAGTTCCAAACCTCCATTAAAGACTCGGTTCATAAGCTCTTATCAGATCAGATCTATGCTTTGGGCATGGAAACCTTCTATGAGATTACACAAACCTCAATTAGGGGTAAAAATGGGACAGAGTTTATCTTTGTAGGCATCAAGAACAATACAAACAATGTTAAGTCCATTGAGGGCATTGATATTTGTTGGGTAGAGGAAGCTCAATCCGTATCAGCTAATAGCTGGAATGTGCTTATTCCTACAATCCGTAAGCAAGATTCAGAGATTTGGGTCAGTTTTAACCCTGAATTACCTACAGATGAAACTTGGAAACGCTTTGTAGAGAACCCTCCTGAAAGCTCAATAGTTGTAAAAGTAAACTGGAATGACAATCCTTGGTTTCCTGAAACCCTTAATTTAGAGCGTTTATCCCTAAAACAAAGGGATATGGCTGCTTACAACAATGTATGGGAAGGCGCTACAAGGAACACCATTGATGGGGCTATCTTTGCTAAAGAAATGGAAATGGCAGAGCTAGAAGGTAGGATTACGACAGTTCCTTACGATAGCTCCAAACCCTGTCATATAGTGTTCGATTTGGGTTGGGCCGATAATACAGCAGCGTGGATCATCCAATTTATAGGCTTTGAGATCCGAGTTCTAAGATATTTTGAGGACAATCAAAAGACTATCCAGCATTATTTAAGCCTGATGCAAACCTTTGGCTATGTTTACGATACTGTTTGGCTTCCCCATGATGCTGCTGCAAAGTCACTTGGAACAGGCAAATCCATTGAGGAAATAGTTAGAGCAACTGGCATGAAAGTGCAGATCTTAGACCGAGTTCCAGTAACCGACTCAATCAATGCTGCAAGAACTATATTTAATCGTTGTTATTTTGATAGAAAAAATACAGAAGAAGGTTTAAACTGCCTAAGACATTATCGCTATGATGTTGATGAGCATGGGACTTTCAGTCAAAAGCCGTTACATGACATCTATTCGCATGGCGCTGATGCTTGGCGCTATATAGGTTTGATGGTAAATGAACCTAAGAAACGGCAACCAGTTAAACAAACTTACGCTCCAGCAGGGAGTTGGATGGGCTAAATATGGCAGATTATCAGGATCAAGATTCAAGCGAAGATACTAGAATCAATGATGCAAAGAAGTTTTTAAACCTTTGTAATGATGTAGATTCCAACAATAGAGCTGAGGCTTTAGACGATGTTCGCTTTTGCGCTGGAGATCAATGGCCTGTAGATGTGCAAAACAGCCGAGTGCTTGAATCTAGACCTTGCTTAACGATTAACAAGGTTGATGCCTATGTTCGTCAGATCTGCAATCAAATCAGGCAACAAAGACCTAGGATCAAAGTCCAAGGCATGAACAATGAAGCTGATGCCAAATTAGCCGATATTTTGAGTGGTGTTTGCCGTCATATTGAATATCAATCCTCTGCTGATGTGGCTTACGATACAGCCTCAGAATACGCAGTTAAGATGGGTTGGGGTTACTTTAGGGTAATGACAGACTATATTTCTCCTGATTCATTTGAGCAGGAAATCTACATTAGACCGATTGATAATCCATTTACAGTCTATTTCGATCCTAATTCACAGCTTCCTGATGGCTCGGATGCAGAGCGCTGCCTAATCACTACTGTAGTGAGCAAAAAAACCTTTAGAGCAATGTATCCTGGCAAGAATGATGGTCAAGGTTTTACAGGCAGAGGAACAGGAGATTCTGATTCCGAATGGGTTACTAAAGAAGATGTTCGGATTGCCGAGTATTTCTACACAGTTCGCACTCCTGCAAAGCTAGTCCTTTTATCGGATGGCACAAGCGTATTTGAAGATGAATTGCCTGATGCTCAAGTTTTAACAGATGCAGGCATTGAAATTATTGAGAAGCGAGATACCTACAGGAAGCAGATCAAATGGTGCAAGCTCACAGCAATGGAGATCCTTGAGGAAAGGGATTGGGCTGGCAAATACATTCCAGTAATTCCTGTTTATGGTCAATCTTGCATTATTGATGCAAAGCACAAGAAGTTTGGCTTGGTTCGCATGGCTAAAGATCCACAGCGTATGTATAACTACTGGACTACAGCTTTAACCGAGTCCGTAGCCCTTGCTCCTAAAGCTAAATGGGTAATGGCTGAAGGTCAAGATGAAGGCCATGAGAATGAGTGGGCGCAGGCTAATATCAAAGCGATGCCTGTTTTGCGCTACAAGCAAACTGATACAGAAGGTAGAACAGCTCCAGCTCCACAGCGTTTACAGCCTGAACCTCCTCCTGCTGGCATTGTTACAGCAACTCAAGGAATGTCTAACGACTTGATGACTGTTGTTGGCATCTATGATCCAAGCCAGTTGCCACAAGGCAATATGTCAGGCAAAGCGATTGCTGGTCAGCAACAACAAGTCGATATGGTCAATTTCCACTATTACGACAATCTAACTCGTTCCATTGCCTATTGTGGTCGTATTATTCTTGATTTAATCCCTAAGATTTACGATACAGAGCGAGTAATGCGGATCATTGGAGCTGATGAAAAGCCTGAAATTATTACACTAAATCAAAGAGTTACGACTGAAGAAGGGGTTGAAAAGATCCTCAATGATGTATCAGTTGGTCGCTATGATGTAGTAATGGATACAGGCCCTGGCTTTGCAACTAAGCGTGGCGAAGCAGTAGAAGCAATGATGACCTTGCTTGCTGCTGATCCTAACCTTATGCAGACTGCTGGAGATCTAATTTTCCGTAATATGGACTTCCCTGGCGCTGATATTATTGCGGATCGCATGGCAGCATCTAATCCATTAGCTCAAATTGATGAGAAATCAGACATTCCTCCACAAGTTCAGATGCAGTTGGCTCAGTCCAAACAGATGATCCAGCAGTTGCAACAGCAAATGCAGGCTATGGGAATGGATCTCAAATATGGTCAAACTGTTACTGAAACTAAGGAAAGAGCAGCTACAGCTCGTAAGCTCATGGATGTTACTGCTAGAGCGCACAATACTGAAACAATGGCAGAAGTTAAGGTCAATGACCAAAATACTCGCTCAATTACAAGCCAAAACAAGACTGAAATTGATGCGATTGTTAAGATGCTTATTGCCAATTTGGATACTTCAGCTATTAAAGCGGAGCTGGATCGTAGAAATGAGGAGCAATATGCCTTTGCTACACAAGCTGCACAGGATATAGACCAAGGACAGAATCCTTTGATGCAACCTCCTCCACAGCCTATGCCAGTTCAACAACCCCAACAACCAATGCAACCAGGAGTCCAATAATGGCTATTGAAACAGTTACATCAGAAAATCGTGAAGAATACATGGAAAAGAAGTTGGCTGAAAAAGCTGGCAAAAAGCCAATGAGCGATGAGGAATTGGAGCGCAAAGCTAGAGCTAAGAAGATGGATGATGAGCAGTTTGATCGGATTAAAAACCATCCTAAATATGCAATGCTAAAGATTAAACTTGGCAAAAGAGGCGCTATGGATGCCCTTTTAAAAGAATTAAACGATAAGCAATAATATTGTTTTACACAGAATTTAGTGGTAAAAAAGAATTGTTGTAAATCTACCAATGGATTCATTGGGCAAAATCTTGAGGAAAACTCATGGCAGAAGCACAAGTATTAGAAGAAAAACAGGCTAGTAATGTAGTCACTAGCGAAAATTTAACCGAATGGAATATGAATCGGCTTGGTTTAGCTACCGATGAAGCTCCTACTGAGGCTGAAGCAGTTGAGGAAACTCCTGAATCAGAGCCAGTAGCAGAAGAAGGTGAGAGTGAACAGGATTCAGAAACTGAAGGTAAGGCAACAGAGGAACGGAAACAAAATCCTAAACTCGAAAAGCGGTTTTCAGAGCTAACTAAGGCTCGCAAATTAGCAGAAGAAAATGCTGCTAAAGAGCGTGAGCAAAGGGAGCAGCTGGAAGCCAAACTTAGGGAATATATAGATCGGCAACCTCCACAGCCAAAAGCTGATGAGAGTCCGATTGGTAGAGAACCTAGGGCAGATCAGTTTGATGATGCTTTTGAATATGCAAAGGCATTAGCGGAATGGTCAGCAGAGAAAGCGTTGTATGACAGGGATCAGCAGGATTTAAATCGTAAAGCTGAAGAAGAAAGACAAATAGTCCTAAAGACTTGGTCTGAGAAACTTCAAAAAGCGAAGCCAAATCTAGCTGATTTTGATGAAATAGTGAATTCTACTCAAGTTGTTGTAAGCAACGAAGTGAGAGATGCCATTATTGAGTCTGATGTTGGGCCTGAGATTCTTTACCATTTGGCTAGTCTAGATGGAGAAGAAGCTGAAAGGTTTCAAGCATTACCGATGGCAAAAGCGCTTAGAGAAATTGGGAAATTGGAGGCTCGGTTTGAAAAGCAAGAGATTGCTGAAGAAACTGCCGTTAGAAGTAAGCCTGTTGTTCAGAAGTCTAAAGCACCAGCTCCTCTCAGTCCGATTAGGGCTACTGGAAGCGCAATGGAGAACCCAATAGGCTCAGATGGTGAGTTTCATGGTTCGTTTCAAGCGTGGAAAGCAGCTCGAAAAGCAGGGAAGATCAGGTAAAACCCTAATTTCTTTAAAGGAAAAAGAAAATGAGCAATACTTTATTAACTATTTCCAAGATCACCAACGAAGCGTTGATGGTATTGGAGAACGAATTAACTTTCACTTCTGAAGTAGATCGTAACTATGATGACCAATTTGCCGTAGTTGGCGCAAAAATTGGTAACACAGTCAATGTTCGCAGACCTGGTCGTTTCATTGGAACAACAGGCCCTGCATTGAATGTTGAAGATTTCAACGAAACTTCAGTTCCTGTAACCCTTTCAACTCAGTTCCATGTGGATACACAATTCACAACTCAAGATTTAGCTTTGAGCTTGGATATGTTCTCTGATCGTGTTTTGAAACCAGCAGTTGCTGCTATTGCCAACAAAATCGACTTAGATGGTTTGACAATGGCTAAAAATGCTACCTACAACACAGTAGGC